GTTGATGCACAAATAGCAGCGAATCAGACTCTGGCAAGACTGGCCATTGAGGAAGAGCGCATAAAGGCCACTGAAGACCAGAGAAAAAAATATGAAGAATCATTAAAAAACGCTGGACAAATAGGTGAGCAACCTGTACAAAGTAAAGCACCGACGCCAAAACCCGATCCAAAGGCCGAACAATGGGCTGAAAAGAACGAATGGTTTGGCAAAGACGAAGCGATGACATATGCCTCGTTTGGTATTCACAAAAGGCTTGTGGAGGAAGATGGATTCAACCCTACAAGCGATGAATACTACGAGGAAATTGACAAGCGCATTCGCAAGGAATTTCCCCATAAATTTGATGGGGGAGAACAGGCAAGCAGTAAACCCGTCCAGACAGTTGCATCTGCCTCAAGAACCTCAAGAACTGGACGCAAGACCGTGAGACTCACACCGTCACAAGTAGCGATTGCTAAAAAATTAGGTGTGCCACTTGAAGAATATGCGAAATACGTGAAGGAGTAGGCATATGGATAATGAATTAAAAGTTACAAATAAGACTCCACGCGCTGTCCAATCCCGAGACAAAACGACTCGAAGGAAACCATGGGCACCACCGTCATCTCTAGACGCGCCACCTGCACCCGCTGGGTTTAAACACAGATGGATAAGATCAGAAACTCTAGGTCAAGAAGATAATAAAAATTTATCGGCTAGACTAAGAGAAGGCTTCGAACTCGTAAGAGGCGATGCCTATGAAGCTGAATATCCAACTATACAGGAAGGTAAATATAAAGGCGTTATTGGAGTTGGGGGATTATTACTGGCAAAGATTCCGGAAGAAATCGTGCAAGAACGTATAGACTATTTTGCGCAAAAAACGCAAGATAGAGATGACGCAATAGAAAACGATCTATTGAAGGATCAACATCCCAGTATGCCAATCAGTAAACCTGAACGGCAAAGTCGTGTAAGCTTCGGTGGTAACCGAAAGACCTAATTTTCTAGCTCTTTTATCCATCGAATAAAAAACTTAACCCTTTAAGAAAAAGGATAAAACGATGGCTAACCAAGACGCAGCTTTCGGGTTTAGACCCGTCAAGCATCTTAGTGGTGGCGAAATTCGTAATAACACGTATAGAATTACAACCAACTATGATACCGCACTTTACCAAGGTCAAATGGTAACGCGTGTAACAGCGGGTACCATAGAAACTGTAGCGGCTGCTGCAATTTTTCTAGGTATCTTTAATGGTTGTCAATATACGGATCCAACTACAGGTAAACCAACTTGGGCAAAATACTATCCAGCAGACGTAAATGCTTCGGATATTGAAGCCTATGTTTTCGATGACCCATATATTGTCTTTGAAGGACAGCATGATGGAACAGGAACTGAAGCAATGAATTTCGGTGGGTTTGATTTAGCAGGAGTAAGTGGAAGCACTAAAACTGGTAGATCAACGCAGGAAATTGGTACTTCTACTCTTGCTACAACAGGTACATGGAAACAGATTGGGATATCTAAGGATCCTTCAAACAGTGATACAAGTACAGCAAATGTTAACGCATACGTTGTACCTTCACAAGACTTGCATTTCTTCTTGCAAGCTGCAACACTAGCGTAAGGAGGCTTAAATGGCGATTTCTAGATCACAACTGGTCAAAGAACTTGAACCGGGCCTTAACGCTCTGTTTGGTTTGGAATATGACCGATACGACAATCAGCACACAGAAATTTTCGATACAGAAAATTCTGATCGTGCTTTCGAAGAAGAAGTAATGCTATCCGGTTTCGGTACAGCTTCAGTAAAACCAGAGGGAACATCAGTCGAATACGATGATGCGACCGAGGCATTTACTGCTCGCTATACTCACGAAACTATAGCACTTGCTTTTGCAATTACTGAGGAAGCAGTAGAGGACAACCTTTACGATAAAATCAGTTCTCGTTATACCAAAGCACTAGCACGTTCTATGATGAACGCTAAACAAGTAAAATCTGCTAATGTTCTCAACAGAGGATTTAACAGTTCTTACACAGGAGGCGACGGCTTAGAGCTTTTCTCTACAGCACACGTTACAACTGGCGGAAACGTTAAAAACGAGCTATCAACTGCTGCGGACCTTAACGAAACATCTTTAGCGCAAGCAATGATTGACATTGCAGCACTAACTGATGAGCGTGGTCTGAAAATTGCGGCTAAAGGAATGAAAATGATTGTTCCTTCTGCTTTGCAATTTACTGCTGAAAGATTGATGAAATCTGTAGGTAGAGTGGGAACAGCTGATAACGATATCAATGCAGTCAAAAACATGGGGATGATACCTCAAGGTTATGTAGTAAATCACTACTTAACTGACACTGATGCATTCTTTATCAAAACAGATGTACCAAATGGACTTAAACACTTCACAAGAGCACCAATCAAAACCGCTATGGAAGGCGATTTTGAAACTGGTAACGTGAGATACAAAGCTCGAGAAAGATACAGCTTCGGCTGGTCTGACTGGAGAGGTATCTTCGGATCACCAGGTGCGTAATAAGTAAATAAGTAAATTAATGAGGCCGCCTTAAAACGGCCTCATTTTAAAAATACAGTAAGAAATACACTATGAAAACCTTCCGAGTACAAATCCGTTACCATGGGCATTACGCAGACTTCACCATCACAGCTGAAGATAATGCTGAAAGTATCGAAAAATCTATCCTTGACAAAATAGGAAAAAATGAGGTATTGTTTGAGCCTGATGGATTTACTAGTAAAACTGGTAAATGGATAACTTATGAGGAAGTTATAAATGACACACGACCTATACATTACGAAACAGTCCTTGGAACTAGAGTGGCAACACGAGCACCTGAAGTCAGGGAAACATAATATCCGGATGATTGAGATTAATAGACAAATCCAGGATGTTATACAGCAGATCATTGCCAACGAATTTGAAGCAGATACGCTTCAAACTAAAGTAAACGACGCCAAGCCCGAAGTTTCGATAGCCACTTAAGCGCAATCAAAAATCATACAAATCTATAGGGATACCTTGCGCTAAACGCAAAAGTAAGTTATAAAAAATTACTAAGTATTTAAATTCATAAATTGGTCATTTTTTGCTTAGGAAGAATGACTGGCGCTAGGAGGCGCTGATTATATGACAACACACTTTTCAAGTGGAGTAACAAACGTAAGAGGAAAAGCTAATGGTACTTCTTTATTTAGTGGTATCAAGCAACCTTTAATAACTGGTGGAACATCACCTCAAGAAGTCGCTTATCAAAATGACTTCGTAATATACAATGCAAGTGATTGGGACGTAACTTCATCAGGTTCTGCATATCAATTAGCAGATTATGCTGGTGGCTGGTTACGACTTGGAGATAATGCTCCAGCTCATACTGAAACAATTGGTATTTCTGGTAAAGAAGTTTGGAACTATAATGCGAACAAGTTATGGTACTACGAAACTAGAATTGCTATTACAGATGTAAGTGATTACAATTTCTTTGTTGGTTTTGCTGACAATGCATTTGTTGATCCATCAGCACTACCAGTAAATGGTATTGGATTCTCTCATTTAGAAGCTACAACTACTATTCAATTCGTATCAAGAAAAGATAGTGCAGGAACTTCCTTCGATATGTTAGAATCAGGAAGTACATTTACAATGCTAGATTCAACTGTTGCAACGCAAGATGCAACTACTTTTGAAATGCCGGATAACTCTGTTAGACTTGGTTTTATGTTTCAACCAGTAGGTTCACACGGTAATACAGCTGTTCAATATCAACTTTTCATCAATGGCACCGTTTCTGGAACACAATTAGCAACAACTGTTCCTGATGACATTGCATTAGAGTTAAAACTTTTTGTTGAGAGTTCTGGAACGAATGCTAATCATTTAGCAACGGATTATATTCAGACGGTTCAACAAAGATAATAAAATTATTCTAAGCTCCTTCGGGAGCTTAGAGATTTTAGGAGAAAATTATGGGAAACGTATCACACGTAAAGTCGAAAACTTTTGCAGCTGTATCGGCTGACACAACAGCTATTTGTGCCAATCAAACTAATAGTGGTTCAGGAAGTATGACTCTAACAGACACTGGCGCTGCTGGTGTTCTAGTACCAGGAAATCTAGGTACAACTGTAACTATTATTTCTACGACAGGGACAACAAATGCAGGAATTACTTTTGATGTAACTGGAATGGATATTAATGGTGATAGCGCAAGTCAAACATCAATTACAGGACCAGCTGGAAGTGCAACAGTTACAACGACTCAAGTTTTTGTTTCAGTAACAAGTATAACTCACTCAGGAACTTGTACAGATGTGTCTTGTGGAATCACTGCCACTACAACTGGAACAGGTGTAGTTTTTGCAGGAAGAACTAGAATCAGAGGAATGCATGTTGTTCCATCAGGTACAGAAGGACTAATTGATTTTAAAAATGGCTCTTCAAGCGGAACTAAAACATTAGAGGTTGGAGTATATACTGATCAAACGCCGGTAGATCCTTATATCCCTGATAATGGTGTACTGTTTAAAGATGGTGCTATGATTAATATTGGAGCAACTGATCTAGCGGATAATGTAACAGTATTCTACGACGGGTAAGGACA